CCCTTGCCTCAATATACAAAAGACTCATTTAATTCATCTGGCAATGTCTATATTAAAATTACAATGTCTACTACAGATGCCAGTAAATATCTACCAAAACTATCATTCTTCTGTATAACTTTCTATGCTGATAGAACTATATATTCAGATAACTTTGGAGATAAAATAACCTCCTCTACTGATTATTATTTAGGATCTTTAAATTATCCAGTTTTATCCCGCCATTATATGAATGGAATTCGAGCTAAAAATGCAGCAGGATTTAATTTAAATTCATCTACATCTGTGAAGTCCGTAGAAATGCTCTTTACACCGCTTACGTTGGCCGCTAACACCCTTTTCTATGCTTCCAACCCTTCTGCTACCAGACTGGCCTGGAACGGCTCTGGAGTGGTCTCTAAGGCCAATATAGCTAAGATATATGTAAACAATATAGATGTAACTAATCAAACAAACATTAGTTCATATTTAGTTGAAGAAGAGCCACATCATATCGTAATAGTATTTACTACCCCAGTAACTGGGACCCTGCAATTAAATTACGAGTCTACAGGTGGTCCAAGTAACCTATATAAGAATATTGCAACCTATGATTCTGAATTAACGGCATCAAAAGTTGAAACTCATTTTGAGCTTTATTGTGGTAAGCCAGTCGAATCTATTACAGAAAATGCCATGACCTTGACAGAATTAGACACAGATTACTATAATAATGACTGGGTGGTGCTGCAAAGTATATAATTTTGTCACGCACCTTGACAAAAAGCTGGACTTAGACCTTAAAGAGTGGTAAAATAAACTTCTATGGATATCGGTAAAGCAAATACTAAGATTCTGCAAGAAGAGTCAACCCTAGGCATCTATGTCTGGGAAATGCCAGACGGCAGATGGATTGGAGACGATGATGGGAACTTTCTTTCGATCACGTCCAAAAAAGGAAATAGATCCAGAATCGATGCTTTGGCTAGAGAAGTTCGCTCATACGGTATATATGAAGGCGGGCCTAAATTTCTTTCAGCTCGACGCAAGATTACAGACGAAGAGTACGCAGAACAAGAACAAAGACTTAGGTGGGGATTAGTTCCAGATCCTTTAGATATTGGAAATTATAAAGACGAAATGAAAAACTTGAGGGCAGAGGGACAGTAATGATTCAATACGAAGAAGATGATAACTCACAAGAGATAGCAATATCTAATGTTGCCGACTGGATGAAGTTTAATACTCCAAGAGAGCAAACAAGTACAGACCTATTTAAAGTAAGCGGAGAAGACCTCACAAAAATATCAGGACTAAGTCCTGCATTCCGTCGTAAGATGAGTAGAGAATTACAAAAGCGTTTTCAAGGTATTGAAGGAACTGAGACACAGCAGAATTTATTAGCACAAGCAATTACTGGCTATGCCATGTTCGATCTTATCGAGCCACCTTACAATTTGGATTATCTTTCAACTATCTATGAAATTTCACCATACAACTATGCAGCAATTAATGCTAAGGTTTCAAACATCGTAGGACTTGGCCACGACTTCATTGAGACAAGAAAAACAAACGAAGCATTTGATAATATTACAGATGAGAAAGCATTGGAACGTGCTCGCAGAAAGTTAAATAGACTTCGCCAAGATTTATATGATTGGCTAGAGCAATGCAACGAAGAAGAAACATTTACAGAAACATTAATTAAAGCCTACACAGATGTTGAGGCAACAGGAAATGGATATATCGAAATCGGCAGAACATCTGCTGGAAGAATTGGATATATCGGACATATCCCTGCAAAGACAATGCGTGTGCGTCGACTTCGTGACGGCTTTATTCAATTGCTGTATGGTAAGGCAGTATACTTCCGCAACTTTGGAGATCAAGAAACAGAGAACCCAATTGCAGGCGGACTAGATAGACCAAATGAAATTATTCATCTAAAGAAATACACACCAACAAATAACTACTATGGTATTCCAGATATCGTAGCATCATCAAATGCTATGGCTGGAAACGAGTTTGCTGGAAAGTATAACCTTGACTACTTTGAGAACAAGGCGGTTCCAAGATATATCATCACCGTAAAGGGTGCTAAATTATCAACAGAGTCTGAGCGTAAATTGCTTGAATTCTTCCAGGTCGGACTCAGGGGAAAGAATCACAGATCTCTATATATTCCGCTTCCCCCAGATTCACCAGACTCAAAGGTTGAATTTAAGATGGAGCCAATTGAGGCAGGAACTCAAGAGTCTTCATTTAACGTATATCGTAAATCTAATAGAGATGAAATCCTATTATCTCACCGTGTCCCAATTAATAAGATCGGAACTCCTGAAGGAGTTAATTTGGCAGTTGCAAGAGATGCGGATAAAACATTTAGAGAGCAAGTATGTCGTCCAGCCCAAATGAATTTAGAAAAGAAATTAAATAAAATTATTGAGGAAATGACCGACGCCCTACTCCTTAAATTTAACGAGCTAACTTTGACCGATGAAGATACCCAGTCAAAGATTGATGAGCGATATTTAAGGATGCAGGTAATTACCCCTAATGAGGTAAGAATTAGAATGGGTATGGTCCCATTGGACGGCGGAGATAAAGTCGTTGAATTAAAACCACAGGCAGCAGCAGAGCAAAGAGCACAGGCAGGAAAAACCAGAACTAGAGATTCTGAACGTTCCGCAAATTCCCCAGATATTTCTGGAGAAGGCCGAAATGCTCAGGGCGACGGAAGACAAGTCGACTAACCCTACTCAACTGATTATTTGCCTTATATACAATAACGTTATAAAATTAAGCATATGAATATTGAGAAATCTCTTTGGTCTTCGCATGGCGATAACATCACGTTATCCGTGCCATTTACCAAAGTAAACCGTGAAAAACGCACAGTCTCAGGATTTGCAACACTTGATAATGTTGACCAGACTGGTGATGTAGTCACCTCTGAGGCAAGCATGAAAGCATTCGAAAATTTCCGTGGAAATCTTCGTGAGATGCACCAGCCAGTTGCAGTAGGTAAGATTGTTTCTTTTAAACCAGAAACTTATTACGATCCAGCATCAAAGGAATTCTATAACGGAGTTTATGTAGATGCATACATTTCAAAGGGTGCTCAAGATACATGGGAAAAAGTTTTAGATGGAACCCTCGCAGGTTTCTCTATCGGCGGAAAGATTATTGAATCAGATAACGAAGTTAATAAGTCAACAGGTAAGACTGTAAGGTTTATTAAAGACTATGCTCTAATGGAGTTGTCAATTGTAGATTCGCCAGCAAACGAACTATGTAACATATTGTCAATCTCTAAGATGAACGGTCAGCTAGTATTTAAAGGAATGGCAGCAGATATCGTAACAGAAAATATTTTTTATTGTAACGAATCTGATTCAGTATTCATTTCCACAGAGTCATCATATGATTCCCCAGTTACAGGTAAGCCTGCAACATTGATCGGATGGGTAGAGTCAAACGATGTTAACAAAGCAAAAGAAATAGATAAGATTCTTGATTTACATAAAAAGTCAAGATTGTCGACGCCTGAAACACAAATTGCAAAACAGGCAGACATAGAAGGAGGTAAAGAAGTGTCAGATAATACAGAAAACGTAGTTGCAGAAGATGCAGTAGCACCAGAAGCAACCGTAGAAGACACAGCAGCAGTTGCTCCCGCAGAGGAAGCACCAGCTGTTGAAGAAGCTCCTGCAGACGCAGTAGTAGACGCTTCTGCCGAAACTCTAGAAAAAGCAGCCGACGTATCAGAAGTTATGGTTGATGAACCTGATTTTGCAAAGATGCTAGGCGATCTAAAAGGCTTTTTCTCAGAAACACTAAATAAGGCTTCAGAAGCAAATGCTGCTCAAGTTTCACTTATCAAAGATACAGTTGAAACATTCAGCAAGAGCGTTGATGGTCGTATTTCAGAATTGGCAGAACAACATACAGCACTTTCAAAGGCTGTAGAAGATATCAAGAACACGATTGATGGCGTAGAAAAGCGTGTCGATGCAGTAGAATCAGAGACTGCAATTAAGAAGTCCTCAGACCTTGGCGGGTCTCAGGAAGTAACAATCAAAAAATCAAAGTGGAACGGTTCTTTCCTCGGTTCCGTAACAGAATTAATTAAATAAGGTAGGTGAAATATAATATGAGTAATGAAACATTAGA